CAGTTCCTGGAAATATTATATGCTTAGATAACATAATCGCATTAAATTCGATGTATGCAACCAGTTCTATGTACGCCGGTATGTCAGTTAATGCAGGTATATCCGTGAATGCAGGTATATCAATCAATTCTGGTGTATCAATAACTTCGGGTGCAACAATATCTGCTGGTGGCCTAATAAGTACTGCTGGTGGAATAACAGCTGGCGCAGGAATATCGTGCGCTGGAATTATAAGTGCTCCTTTAGGTAATTTTGCTGTAATGGACGCACTTGTGATGACAGACGTTTTGAATACTGGTATTTATGACATTCACACACATATTGCACCACTTGGACCAACAACACCTCCAATACCTTCGATGTTCTAAGGAATTATTATGGCATCTATTTTCGAAAGACTTTCTTTTCCTAGAGATATAACTTCAAATGTTGTGACTTTTTCAACTGATGTTACCAACTATATGAATACATTGCCTAAACTGACACCAGATTGGCAATACACGGATCTTAAAAACAGAGATATAGCAGCGAATACTTATTTTAAAAATCCTGTCGCAAACACAACTAATAACATTATCACTTTATCAAATCTAATAACAACGGTATGTACAGGTATTATCGATCTTTCTGCAATTTATAGTGCATCCGCAAACGTTTCCGAATGTGCAAATAATTTTTATTATCATACGGACAGATTGTCGGGAGTAACACAACCGAATGGAAATACCGCTTCATTACCACACTATCAAACGGCGATCGGTGTTGGCAAAAATCTTACCTATCTTCTATATCAACACGAAGGAATAGCAAACAATTCTGCAATCGTAGGTAATTTTGGTAGTTTATATTCAAATAACGCACTAACATTCTATAGAAATTCCATATCAACTTATCCACAAATTATTGCAAGTACTGTATATATTGAAAATCTTAATGATATATATGGTCAACCATATCAAGTTGTTCGATCAAATTTATCACCAACTCTAATAACATCAATTACCAGTAATTTATCAAACATTTCCAGTTATATGATTAATCGTCAATCGTCGGACGTGCGTTTCTATAATGAGTCACAGAATGTGACATCCGAACTTACGACTTTTAAGAAATTTAGTAATTTAGGACAAACTGAAAAGTCACTCTTCAATGATTTAATAGGAACAGATAAATTAAAAGCCAGAATTAATTGAATAAATAAAAGATGGCAACCACACTAACAAAACTTTACTCTGATTTGGACTTTAGTTTTACTAAAACTCCTGGTCGGAATGACATTGCACTCAGTTATGATGACATGGCTGTGGTACGGGCTGTCCGGTATTTACTTCTGACAAAATACTATGAGAGACCGTTTCAACCAAATTTAGGATCTCGTGTCACACAACTGTTATTTGAGCCTATCGGTCCAATAACGACAACAGCATTGAAATCAGAGATAGAAACAGTTATAAAAAATCATGAACCTAGAGTTAATATAGTTCAAATTCTAGTTCAAGAAAATATAGACAATAATAGTTATTCTGTATCGATTGAATTTTATATTGGTAATAACGTACAAACAACAACAGTCAATCTTTTATTAGAACGGACACGATAATGGCATCAGCAAACTCTGGTCTTCAAATTACCAATCTAGACTTTAATTCTATTAAAGATAGTTTTAAGACGTTCCTACAACAACAAGACAAACTTAAAGACTATAACTATGACGCATCTGCACTATCTGTTCTAATTGATCTGCTTGCATACAACACTCAATACAATGCATACTATTTAAATATGGTTGCAAATGAGATGTTTCTCGATTCTGCTGTACAAAGAAACTCTGTAATTTCTCATGCGAAGTTGTTGAACTATATGCCATCTTCTGCATCTGCACCACGTGCAACTGTCAAAGTGACAGTTAATGGCGTAACTGATGCATCTCTGACATTACCTAAATTTACACAATTCATTTCTGAAGCGATTGATTCTGTCAATTATACTTTTGTTACGACAGATGCATATACAACGAATGTAACTGCAAATACGGCAATCTTCGATGATGTTAGTATCATTCAAGGTACTTCTGCATCATACAGTTTCACAGTCAATAAGACTACTAATCCAAAATTGACTTTTGATATTCCAGATTCTACAATCGACACATCGACGATTATTGTTAATGTACAAGAGTCTTCTACTAATTTGACATTTGAGACATACACACAAGTTTCGGATTACTTGACACTAGGTCCTTCGACTAAAGTTTACTTCCTACAAGAAGGACTAAACGGTAAGTATCAGATCTACTTTGGCGACGGCATTCTAGGTTATGCACTTAAAGATGATAATGTTGTCAACATCACATATGTTGCAACAGATGGTACTGTTTCATATGGTGCGAATAGTTTCTCAATAATGTCTAGAATTGGTGGTTATTCTAATACAGTAGTCGCTTCTGTTTCTGCTGCAACGCAAGGTAAAGATAAAGAATCTATTGCTTCTGTAAAGTATACTGCACCTAAAGCATACTCTGCACAGGGTAGAGCAGTTACCAAAGAAGACTATATGTATTTGATTCAGAAGAATTCAACTTCATTACCTATTCAATCTGTTACTGTTTGGGGTGGTGAAGAGAATGATCCTCCGGTATATGGTAGAGTGTTCTGTTCTATTAAACCTTCTGGTGGATATACATTAACTGAATCACAAAAACGAAAGTTGATTGTCGATGTTATTAAACCAGTTTCGGTGATGACAGTATTGCCAATAATTGTTGATCCAGATTATACATACGTCAAGTTAAGAACTACTGTGTTGTATGATCCAAAGAAGACAACTTTGACACCTGGACAGCTTAAACAATTAGTTATTGCCACAATTAGAAACTTCTCTACAACAACTCTGAACACATTTAATGCTACTTTAAGATTGCCACAATTAATCACGGCAATTCAATACTGTGATCTTTCAATTTTAACAAACGAAACAGAACTTAGAGTTGAGAAGAAACTATATCCTGTTTTGAATTCTAATGCAACATATCAAGCAAAGTTTGGATTTCCACTCAAACGTAATTATTCTGACGTTAGAATTCAGTCTTCTTTTTATACTGAACCAGATATTACTGTAGTGGATAGTTCTAATGTTTTAATCGGACCAGTCACAAGAACTGGTGTATATTACAGAGAGATTCCACCAATTAATGGTAAAATTGTAGGTAGTGTCACGACAATCAATGTGACCAATCAAGGTTTTAATTACACCAAAACACCAACTGTTAAGATTGATGGAGATGGAGATGGAACTGCCAAAGCAACAGCAGTTCTTGCAAATGGTAGAGTAATCAGAATCGATGTTACATCTGGAGGTTCAGGTTATACATATGCGGTAATTACGATAACACCAGCGGCTAGTGATAAGACTGGACAATTAGCATCGGCCACCGCAACGCTTGATTCTGCAACTGGTAATCTTGAAACATTTTATTATCCAGTTGGCACTGTCAATACACAAGTTATCAATGCTGATGCAGGAACTATTAGTTACAATGATGGAATCGTAACACTTAAAGATTTCTCTGCATCTGCGATCAATAATGAATTTGGTTATCTAAAGTTATCTTCTGTTCCTGCATCAACTATTCTCACATCAGAATATAATAGAATATTAACAATCGATGAGTTTGATCCAACCTCTGTAGAAGTAACCGTTACTGCAATTCAAAGATAATGACAACTTATCTTAATAACAAACCATCGATTAAGGTACCATTTCAGTTACCCGAGTTTCTTCGGGTAGATGATAACTATCAGACTTTTATTGCTTTTCTTAAAGCATACTACGAGTGGGCAGAACAAAGTGACATAAAAGATTCTGCAAACTCTGAAGGTGCTATCTATGGATCTCAGAATCTACTGAACTATAATGATGTGGATTTCTCAGAAGATCCAACAAGTTTCAATAGATTTATTGACTACTTCTTTAATAATTTTTTGCCTAGTTTTCCAACAGAATGCTTGACAGACAAAGCAAAATTAATTAAAATTGGTAAGCAGTTTTATTCCACTAAAGGTACTTCTGCTGCATATAAGTTCATCTTTAGAGCAATCTATAACTCTGATGTTGAATTATTTCCTACCGGTGAAGCAGTTCTTCGTGCATCGGATGGTAAATGGTACATCTCTAAAAGTTTAAAGATTGATACGAATGACGGACAGTTTCTTGGAATAGATAATTTAAAACTGTTTGGTGAGACATCTAAGTCTTTTGCAGTCGTTGAAAGATCGAGAAGAGTTGGTGATGACATCGAAGTGTACATTTCGACTGTGGAACGTGTCTTTCAATCTGGTGAATTCATTCGTGTCGTAGACAACAATAATCAGAATCTTTATTTTAAGAATGGTGAAATTGCCGCAGAGGGAACTGATGGTGCAACTCTGTTAAGAGCAAAAGTATTAGGTTCAATCTCAACACTCAAAGTTAACCCAAATAGACGTGGACTACTTTATCTTGGCCAATCATCTGGTTATCCTGGTGATCCTGTTGTATTCTATGGTGGATTGAATCCTAATACTTCAAATCCAATTGGTGCAAGCGCATACGTTCATGAGACTACACTTGGTTCGTTAGATAGATTAGATTTAATTAATGGATCATATGGATATAGAATGGATCCAAATACTTTTATTTCCATCACAGGTGGTGGAGGTAGAGGTGCTTCAGCAAACGTAGTAACAATTGATCCTGCTGGATTAATTCGCACAACATGGATACCACAAGACTATCTAAGCAGTGCTGTCCGCAGTCAAGTTATTGGTTCTGCATATAACATATTTCCAGCAAATACTGGTGCAAGAGTTTCTTGTACACTTGCCAATGCATTCACATTCACAGGTTTCTCTACGTATCCAATCGGTGGCGTATTGATGAAATCTGGTGGCAGTGGATACAAGAGGTTGCCAACAGTTAAACCACTATCACTATACGATACAACTTCTTCGACTACAACAAAAGGTATTCTGGGTAATCTGGGTATACTTGGACCTATTAAGATCCGTGATGGTGGTACAGGATACGCTAACGGTCAGTTCGTAACATTCACCAATAATGGTTATAGTGGTGGAGTTGGTGCGAATGCATCTGTTACTGTTAATGCGTCTGGTACAATTATTGCTGTTGATTATAATTATGCAAATACAAATTCGCAGCCTAGATAC